GGATCAGCAGCAGAAACAGTTCAAGCTGGAGCTCAACTTTTAGTAAATACAAATGGTGGCGCAGTAACAATTACGCTACCTGCCTCGCCAAGCACTGGGGATACGGTATCTTTCGTAGACCAAGGATATGATTTTAATACTAACGCACTTACTATTGGTAGAAATGGTTCTAACATAGCAAATAGTGCATCTGACCTTGTTGTTAATACACAAGGTGCAGGACTTGAATTAGTATATTCAGGTGACGCTACAACAGGGTGGACTTACACGGAGAAATAAGAATGGCTACAAACGCAACATGGAGTGTAATTTTTGATGATAAGACAATAGTTAAACAAGCAGGAGATGCTGCTGGTACTTTTTATGTTATCGATGATGATGATACGTTTTGGAATCAATCAAAATTTTCTAATATTTGGGCAGTTCAGTATGGAACATCAGTTACAAGTGATGAAGTAGAATATAGAGATACTACTCCCCATTCAAGTTGGGCGGATGCTAATTTAGGAAATTTTCAAGATTTTATCGATAAATGGGATTCAGCTCATCTTTTAAATCTTCAATCAGCTTGGGACGATAATAACGTCGAAGGCGAAACATCAGAGGAGAAAATAGAAAGACTAGGAGCTAGACCAACTTCATATAGTTCTTAGTTTTTTTTGTAAAAGAATGTCAAATTACGAAGCTACAAGATACGATTATGATGGATCTAATATAACTGGAATAGAGGGTATTCCAACTGCAACTATTGTTCCATGGTCAGACTCTTCAGTTCCATCAGGTTTCTTAGAGTGTAATGGTGCAGCTGTTTCTAGATCAACATACTCTGCATTATTTGCAATCGTAGGTACAACTTATGGTGCAGGTGATGGTTCATCAACTTTTAACGTTCCAGATTTACAAGATAATTTACCAGTAGGTAAATCAAACTCTAAAGCATTAGGATCAACTGGAGGAGCAAACACAGTTTCTTCATCTGGAAACGTTGGAGGAACAACAGCTAACGCAACATTAACTACATCTCAAATAGCAGGTCACAGTCACCCTGCTACAGTAGGTTCACCAGGAGTGGAAAATAGTGCTGAAATGCCTTATAATAATAAATTCCAAAACCCTGGACCGACAGGAAGCACTGGAGGCGGAGGAGGACACTCTCATAATATGAGTGCTAATTTTACTGGTGACGCAACTTCGGTAATTCAACCATACTTAGCAGTAATTTATATAATTAAAACTTAAGGAGAATATGTCAAACTACGAAGCAACTAAATATAATTTTAACGCAGGGAACCTAACAGGTATCGAGGGTATTCCGACAGCTACGATAGTTCCATGGACAGACTCTTCTATACCAAGTGGTTTTTTAGAATGTAATGGTGCGGCAGTTTCAAGAACAACTTATTCTGCTCTTTTTGCAATAGTTGGAACAACTTACGGAGCAGGAGATGGGTCTTCAACTTTTAACGTTCCAGATATTTCGGATAAAACTGCAATTGGTAAATCTGGAACAAAAGCATTAGCTTCAACAGGGGGAGCAGAAAACGTAGCATCAACTGGAAATATCGCTGGTTCAACAGGTGCACACGCTCTAACTACTCCAGAAATGGCTTCACATTCTCACCCGCAAGGAGGTGGCTCAATAAATTCCCCAGGTAATACACCTCCAGGGCCTAAATCAGGCGCTAACCCTTCAAACACTGGAAGCACTGGAGGCGGCGATACACACTCTCACAACATGAGTGCTACATTTACTGGAGATTCTACTTCAGTGGTTCAACCTTATTTAACTTTAATTTATATAATAAAAACTTAGGAAAATATGTCAAACTACGAAGCAACTAAATATAATTTTAATGGAGCAGATTTAACAGGTATTGAAGGAATTCCAACAGCGACAATAATTGAATGGTCTGATTCTTCTATTCCAAGTGGTTTTTTAGAATGTGATGGAAGCGCAGTCTCAAGAACAACTTATTCTGCATTGTTTGCTATTATAGGCACTACGTATGGGACTGGAGATGGGTCTTCAACTTTTAATTTACCGGATCTTCAAGATAAAGTAATTATAGGAAAATCAAATAACAAAACATTGGGATCAACGGGTGGTGCTAACGCTACAGCTAATGCAGGTAATGTAGGTGGTTCGACTGCTAATGCAACAATATCAACTCCACAACTTCCGCCTCACAGTCACCCAGGTAATACTTCGAGTGGAAGTGGTAATGTATCTGGCCCTTCAAACCGAACTACAACTTCAGGAAATTCGGGAAACACAGGTGGTAGTGGAGCGCACTCTCACAACATGAGTGCTACATTTACTGGAGATTCTACTTCAGTGGTTCAACCTTATTTAACAATAATTTATATAATTAAAACTTAAATTCTTGGGCTTGATAACATCCAAGAAGTAAGAATATATTTTTCACCTTTTAATGGTGGATTACCTCTATGAATATATGGAAAACTTGCTGGCCAGATAACTATTCTACCTTTTTTTGGTTTAACCCTTTTTGAAAAATGTAAGAATTCAGTTTCTCCTCCCTCTTCAAGATCATTTAAATAAATTGTAAAAACCAAAACTCTTGGCTCATGGTAAAACCCTTTGTGATGTTCAATATGCCAGATATGATATCCCTCAGTGGGTAAAGTTTTTTGAATTTTTAAAGAAGTATAAAAAAATTCTTTATATTCATTTATGATACCTGTATTTTGAACATAATGCTTTAAAGCTAAATCAAAATTAACCATCATTGGTTTTAATTCTTCCCACCAAATATCGATGTTTTCGGGATTACAAAAAAATTGTTTGTCTTTTTTTTCACTAACAGGAGCCTGTTCAGTATACAGCCTATCAAAAACTTTATTAAATTTATTTTGTTGATTAAAAACTTCAATAGCTTTGTCACATTCTTTTTCGGGAATGTAATTATCGTAAGTCCCAATAAAATCTTTAATATTAACTGTTTTTTCTTTAACCATATTTTAATTTATAATTAACACTTATTCTCCAATAAGCAATATTTAAATTAGGGCCTTTGCCATCGTGAATTTTGTTACTATCAAATATCACAAAACGACCTGGTTTAAATTCAATTTTTTCATTTTCAACTTGTAAATTTCCTCCCCATTCTTTTGCCCAAATAGGTGTTAAAAATCCTACTATGCTTGTCAAATGAGTTTCCTGATCATCTCTATGAAATTCTGTATAAGACATATTATTTTTTGCGCCTAAATGTATTCTTTCTATATTGTTAGGTAAAGTATATTTATATTTTTCAAAAAAATTTTTATTTATGTTTTCAAATAAAGATACAAAATATCCATCCCAAAATTGATTATAAACAATGTTTTCATGTCTGATAGTCATACCTGGAAACGTCCCGTAATCTTGACCAGGTAAGGAACTTCGTGATAAATCCCAATTATTACTATTTATAAGTCTTTTATATAAATTGAATAAATCTTTATCTAATAAAATGTTATCAAGAATTTTCATTTTGATTTATTAATTTTTCAATTAATTTAACATCTCCTTTATCGTGTGTTTTTCCAAGTCTTTTTACAATTTTATCATGTTTATGATGAGCAAAAAAACCATTTTGGTCGACATAGTGTAAAAACAATTGAGCAAATCCATCTCCTTCATAAGTGCCTTCTCTTGAGTGTTTATCTTCTATTCCTAAATAAATAACACCCTGTCCCGAATCAACATTTATTTTTTTATCATTTATGGTTAATGGCCAATCTTTTGTTTTGTAAATATTTACAGTTACACTTATTTCACAAGAGGGTCTATCTCTATGTGGGTGTAGAGCAGATCCATAGGGATACCATCTCCAATATGCATAAGTAGGAAATAGTTTTAATTCAGTTTCCTTTTCTATTAAAGACATTTTAGATTCTAGAATTGTATGCATAAGATCGTCATCTTCATAATCTAAGCAATATGGTGCTGCTGTTGTATCACTTCCAAGAATATTAGCACTCGATAAATTATTTAATTTATAAGAAGCATACTTACGAAGTAAATTTAATTCTTCCTTATTTAAAAAATTTTCTATTAACTTATATCTAAAATCTTTTCTTATTCTAGCCATGCTACGATACTATATCTTTCTCCCTCTGTAACTGGTTCAATTTTATGTGGATACAAAAAATTTGATGGAAATATAACAACACTTCCTTGTTTTAGAGAAATTCTTTTTACTTCATTTCTTTTTTGATCACCAAAAATTAAATCTCCACCTTTATAACCATCGTTTAAATTTATAATTATACTTAAATTTCTATAAGCCATATCATAAGTGTCAACATGAAAACCATAATGTCCCCCTCCAGAATATTTAAGTAAGTCAATTTGATTTAATGTATATGAATCTAATTGAGGAAATTTTACTTTATAATTAATATAAAATTTTTTTATCTCATTATGTATGAGTTGAAAATAAATTTTATCACCAACATTAGTATTTGTTAAAATATGTCCTTTAACTTTTCTATAACTGTCATTCCCATCTGCAGTAACTAATGCTTCTAAATTTTTTTTATTAATGTATTTCATTACCATATTACAAAATTTTTTATTTACAAAACTTTGTAAAACCATTATTGCTTCTTCAACTTTCATTCTTTTTTTATATCATTTTAAAATAAAAAATCAAACCAATACTTACCTCATAAACATTTGTATAGATATTCGAGGAATTTTAGTTCCGATAATTGTGTTAACTTTATGAATTACTGGAGATTTTATAAGTATTAATGAATTGGGTGTTGGAGGTATCCATCCATGACTATTTTCATCTTTAAACATAAACTCTCCTCCCCATTTACTTGACCATCTATTATTAAGATAAAGAGTTGCTCCGTATTTAACATTAGTATCATCGTGCCAATTTATTCCAGAACCTTTTTTCATATAATAAAGCAAAGTGGATATATTACTGACTTTACTTTTTAAAAATTGATTATGTCTCACAAGTGTTGAGACACGGTCAAATAAATAATTATTTTTAATTTTAGTTATTTGTGGAGGAACCAAATTTTCATGTAATACTTTTTGCCAAAATCCTTCACATGAATCAAATTTAATTTCTCTTCTTTCTTTAATAACTCGTTCATGAATTAATTTAAAAAGATTTGATGGTAAAAAATTTTGTATCCACCATAATTTGCCAGGTATTGTATAAGCTAATCTCATAATTAAATTATCTTTATTACTGCTTGTCTAGTGCCAAACATTAAATATTTATATTTAATTTTATGTTTTTTTACAAATTTTTTCCATGCTTTAAACTCACCATGTTGCCATCCAATATAACTATGATATTGATCAAAAAGAATTATACTACCTTTAACAAATCTTTTAGGTCCTAGAATTTCAAGAACCTCTTTTGTCGATTCATAGGTATCTACATCCATGTGTATAAAAGAAATTTTTTTATTATTACTTAATAAAAATTTTGGAAGCGTATTTTTAATCCATCCTTTAATTAATTTAACATTTTTATTAACAGTAGGTAATTGTCCTTTTAGATCAAAGTCTCCTTTACAAAAATATCCACCAAGCCAATCTTCTTGAAAACCTTCAAAACTGTCAAAACCATAAAATGTTTTTTCAGGTAAAGAGTTTGAATAAAAATTTATGCTTTCTCCTTTATAGACACCAAACTCTAAATATAAACCATCACCTTTTACATTTTTTAAAACCACCATTCCCCAACCACCATCAGCTATAACTGACTCTTTAATAAATCGTTTTATATATTTGGCTGAGTCTTTCGCTGCTTCTTCATAAAGAATATCAAAAGCTTCTCTGTTTACTAAAGTTCTACTTCTCATCACCTGCATTTTAAGGTTTTAAATAATTAGATCTTATAATTAAAGGTCTATATCTTTCAATTATTTTAAAATTAATATCTATAGTATCTGGCTGTTTTCTAGAGTCAAGTAGATATAATCCACAATTTGTAAGCTTAGGATGGTTTAAAGGAGCTCCTGAGTTTATGACAATGTCAAATTTATTGTCTTTAAAATCTGTCTGTATTAAATTAATTTTACGATTAAATTTTTTGTTAATTTTTTCTAAAAAATCGTTGTATAAATTGTTAATGGACAATTGTTCTAAGGTGTCATAATTAAAACATGCAATATTTATTTTGTCTAAAAATACAGATAAAATTCCAAAACCACATCCATTATCAATTATTCTCTTATCTTTAAAAAAATCGTAGTTTTTTAATATAAAATCCAAAACTGCATAAAGTGGTGGGTAAAGTAAACAGTTGAAATAAAGGACATCTTTTCTACTTATACTATCCTGCTCCCATCTTCTTCTATATAAACCTTGATTAGTAAAGTAATTATTAGATTTTTCTCCCACATGATCTACGTATAAATCTGATATTTGTCTTAACCAATCTTTATCAAAAGTGTCTTTAAGTAAATTAAAATTTATTTCTTTATACATTTTATTTTATATGTATATATATACATTATGCTACAAAAATTAAAATTCAAGGCTGGATTTAACAAACAAGACACAGAATCAGGGGCAGAGGGTCAATGGACAGATGGTGATTTTGTCAGATTTAGATATGGATTGCCTGAAAAAATAGGTGGTTGGCTACAATTAACTTCAGGGCAAAAGACTTTGCCAGGAGTTGCTAGAGCTCAACACGCCTTTGCAAGTTTTGATGGAGAAAAATATGCTGCCATTGGTACATCTGAAGGTCTATTTTTATATTATGGTGGTGATTTTTTTGATATCACACCTTTAGATACAGCGATCACAGGAGGAACATTAACAACGGTCAATGGATCTAGAACTGTAACTATTAATAAAGGTTCACATGGTCTAGCTGTTGGAAGATACGTAACTCTCTCATCAGTTTCTGTTACAGGAGATTCGGATTTTACAGCAGCTGAACTAGAACAAGTTTATGAAATATTAACTGTTCCTGATATAGATAAATTTACAGTGCAAGCATCTCGTGCTGAAGGAGGAACTGGTATGACAGCAGCAGGATCTGTAACTGTTAATCCTTATGTTATCGTGGGACCAAGAACGCAAACAACAGGTTTTGGTTGGAGTACGTCAACATGGGGCGCGAGCACTTGGAACACACCTAGAGGCACAAGCACAGTAACTCTAGATCCAGGAAACTGGAGCCTTGATAACTTTGGTCAAGTTTTGGTTGCAACTATTTTTGATGGAGAAACTTTTACTTGGGATGCAGGTGCGTCTAATCCTAGAGCTCAAAGAGCGTCCAAGACAACAACTAATTTTCAAACTACAAATAATCCTGGAGCCACTAGATTTACACTAACTTCAGATAGAGATAGACACTTATTTCACTTTGGAACTGAAACAACTATTGGTGACACTACAACACAAGATCCAATGTTTGTAAGATTTTCTGATCAAGAAAATTTAAATCTATACACACCAACAGCTACTAACACAGCAGGTACATTTAGACTAGATACAGGTAACGAAATTAGAGCAGCACTTCAAGGTAAAGATTATGTGTTTGTCATAACTGATCTTGCAGCTTATGTTATACAATTTGTTGGTCCACCATTTACATTTAGTGTTAGACAAGTTGGTACGAATTGTGGATGCATTGGTCAACACGCAGCGGTTTTTATTAATGGTGCTGTATATTGGATGGGAGCCGAAGGTGGATTTTTTGTTTTTGACGGAACTGTTAAATCGTTACCATCACTTGTGGAGGATTTTGTATTCTCAACAGATGGAACTAATTTAGGATTAAACTTTAATTCTAGAGATATTGTATACGCAGGTGCAAATAATTTATATACAGAAGTAAATTGGTTTTATCCAAAGTCAGGATCAGAACAGATTGATAGATGTGTAACTTATAATTATCAAGAAAACATATGGACTACATCGTCTTTAGATAGAACTACATATTCAGATCAAGGAGTATTTGATGCCCCTTACGCAACCGATTATGAAGCCACATCTACACCTGTATTTCCTAGCATATTAGGAATAACCAACACTGCTGGTGCAAGTATTTACTATGAACACGAAGAAGGAACGGACCAAGTTAATAGTTCAGGTACGACAGCTATACCAGCATTTATAAGATCAGGAGATTGGGATATTACATCTAGACGAAGCGCCTTGGGTCAAGCAACAGGGGTTGTAGATTACAGAGGTGATGGTGAATTTTTTATGGCTGTAAGAAGATTCATTCCTGATTTTAAATATCAAACAGGTAATGCTAAAGTAACTATATTTGTTAGTGCTTATCCTGATGACGTAGCTGTAAGCTCACCATTAGGTCCCTTTACAATAACATCGACCACTGATAAAGTTGATACTAGAGCTCGAGGAAGATTAGTATCAATTAAAATAGAAAATGATTCTACGGGTGAGTCATGGAGATACGGAACTTTTAGACTGGATGCACAACCGGACGGTAGAAGATAATGATAGATATAGGAGACATACGTAGATTTGAACAAGTTTTAAGAGATAGACAGTTTGCTCCTCAAAATCTTGGTATCATGAACACCAATCAAGCTGCTATGTTTTCAGATGATGCGGGTCTTGATGAAGAATATTATGAAAATTTTGCAGAGGTGGCTCAACCGGGTTTTAATTTAGGTTTTGCAAAACAATTAGGCTCAGGTCTTTTAGGTTTAGTTACTCAAAATCCTCTCGCTGGTCTTATAGGTAGAGGCATAACTGCCTTAGGAGGCAGATTTGGTAGTCCAGGAGTACGAGGAGGTGTTAGCTTAAGAGGTGATTCAATGTTCGATACTTTTGGAAGATCAACGAGTTTTGCAGACTTTGCACAAAGAGTGAGAGACAAAAGAGCTAGAGAAGCAGCTGCAGCAAGAGGATCTGTTAAAGATCTTCAAGGTAGAATTGATAGAGGAGATTTTGATGGTGGTGGTAAAGATGATGCTCCAGGTGGCGCAGCTTCTAATCAAGATGCATCCAGAGGAGGACCC